ACAGAATCCGAAATTAACGATTACTTGGAACTTGCCAGTCAGCGTATTCTAACACAAATTAGAAACACTGGATGGTGGAGAGAGTATCAGCGTAAACTAGCACAGATAGTTGATCCTAACTTGCTACCCGCTGTTAATCCAGATTATATATTAGCCAGAACGCAGGAGTTCAAAGACTTGAATGTGTATTTCGCATTATTTGAGTATGTGTATCCTAGTGTTGCTGACTTTGGCAATCCTGACAGTGCTGAATTTGCAAAAATTAAGTTCTACAAGGACAGCTATAATGTATTGTTTGACGAAGTAATTGAAGCAGGTGACTGGTATGACTTCAGCGAAAATGGCACCATTGATACCGCAGACAAGATGGCTAGCGTAGTAAACAGAGTTCGTGTAAGATAATCATGAGAACAGAATTATTAACCTATTTGACAGCACAACTAACTGAGTCTATCAAGACCAGTCAGGAACTGCCTTTTCAAGAAGGGACTAATCCGTTATACATGAAGAATGCTCGTAGAGTATACTTGGACGAACCTTATACTGAAGAAGACACCTTACTGCCTACATTGGGTAGTTTACAAATCAACCAAAGAATAACTATTGTAAGATGGTTTTTAACAGTTGATGCGAAAAACAGAAACGCAGACTTAGATTCAGCATTGACAATTCTTAGTAGTGCTAAAGATATCACTACTATCACAGGCGTTTATACACGCTTGTTTGACTATACAGTCAGCATAGACAACGATAGAGTTGTTTATGAAGGCGAATATAGATTCGCAAATTTAGCATAAGGAAAAATAATATGGCTTTCATATTTCCAGCACCAGGCGTAGAGAATGTAGAAACGACTCTAGCCATTCGTGTTAGCGGAGATACTTCAGGCTTATTGATCCCAGCGATGCAAAACATTACCATTAACAATGCTAATGATGTATTCACTTGGACACAATTGGATGAAGGTTCAAAACTACAAATCCCAACTACAGCAACAAACAGTTTAGACTTAAACATTGTTCTAGATCAAACTAGTTTCTTTGGCACAGGCAGCGGCAGTGATGTTGCTATCAACAAAGGTATCTTTGGTCTAAGCAAAGACAAGTTGTTAGTTGCTTTCACACTATACTTGGGTGACACTAGCGCAGGTGGCGCAGGCAAAACCATGACAGGTAATGCTTACATCACTGGCTTGGCCCCGACAGTTAGTGCCGATTCGCCCGTGTGGGTTTCTCCGGTTACTTTAACGGTAACAGGCGACTACACAGTAGCTTAATTCTCAGGGATGGGAAGACATTAACCCGCTTCGGCGGGTTTTTGTTTGGAGTTTTTACGCATAAATAACACTGCAAGGGGATATGATGATTTTCGATGATAAAACAGACAAAGAAATCTTGCGTAGTCTAGAAGGTGAAGTAGCAAAAGCATTATCAGAATCGCGATGTGCTATAAAAGATCTAGAACAAGCAGAAGTAAGATTAAGATTTGTATTGACTACAATACATTATTTGAAAAAACGATATGAAGGACAATGATATATGGATATTAGTAAATTCGCAAAGAAACCCACACTAACTAAAATAGTGATGGATGACCAAGAAGTTATAGAACAATATGGTGAAGCAATTGAGTTTCACATGTTGGATCAAATGAGTATTTCAACATACTTTGAATTCTATAGACTACAACAAGAACAAGACAGCGACAAGTTAAATGACTTGTTGCGTAAAATTGTGCTAAAAGAAGATGGCACACCTGCACTTACAGCAGATGAAATATTTCCAGTTGATTTAACATTGGGCTTACTTGTAAAGATTAATGATTTTTTGGGAAAGTCAAAAGCCAAGGCATCAACACCAACGACTGGGCAAGCATAGAAATGATTAACATAGGTATGTTAGCCAAACAATACGGAGTTTTGCCAAGTCAAGTCCGTGAACATGGCACTACCTATGATTTAATGATCTACGATGTGATGATGTCTTGGGAGCAATATCAACAGGAGCGAGCAGAAGGTAAAACACAGACACCAAATTTAAGCCAGGAGCAAATGATGGCTATGATGGAAAAAGTAAAATCTAAAGACAAGGAAAAGCTATAATGAAAGGTGCAATAGTCAAACGCATTGAACAATTAGAACAAGCATTAGATCCTAAAAATCTAGCCAAAGAAGCCTATGACTATTTTAAGCGCGAAACTCCCATACGCAGTGGCAACGCTCGTAGCAACACAAGATTAATGGGCGATGAAATATGGGCTGATTATGCTTATGCTCAACGATTGGATGAAGGTTATAGCAGTCAAGCACCACAAGGTATGACTAAACCCACAGAGAAATTTATACAAGAGTATATTAACAAACAAGCGAAAGGTTAATCTATGGCAGCAATAGAAAACTTCGTATTAAAAATTAAAGTAGAAGGTCAAAAGGCTGTTGATGACCTTAAGAAAAGTGTTACAGATTTAGGCACAACTATAGGTGGTTTTGGCGCAAACGCCGGCAAAATGACATCAGCTATTTCAGGCATTGTTGGTGGATTAGGTGGCATGGCAGCCATTGCAGGCACAGCCGCAACAGCATTCGTTGGCCTAGGATTAAAAGCAGTAGCATTAGCAGATGAACTAGGCGATATCAGTGATGCTACTGGCATTAGCGCCGGCGCATTGAATAATTTTAGAAACAGTTTAGTAGATGCTGGTGGAAAAACAGCAGACTTTTCTACGCTGGCAGCAAAACTAAATCAAACAGTGGGTGATGCGGCAGTTGGCAATGAAAAGGCACAAAAAGCATTTCAAAAATTAGGTGTATATGTCACAGATGCCGGCGGAGCAGTTCGCAACACTGGCGATATATTACGTGATGCTATTAGTAAATTAGCAGCCATAGAAGACCCAGCAACAAGAGCAGCATTAGCAGTTGATATATTTGGTAAAACAGCAAATAAATTAGATTTTACTAAACTTAATGCTGCCAATGATTTTGCCAAAGATGAACAAATCGCGCAACTAATAAAATATCAAACAGCAATTGATGCTATTTCAAAATCAATTAATGATAACTTACTTACATCGTTTGGTAAAATTGCAATAGCGTTTAATGAAAGTCAAAAATTAGCAGACGAAGCAGAACGCAAGGCCAATGAACGCGGTAAAACCATTGTTAGAGATCCTAGATTAGGCACAGCAATGGAAGTAGATTTAACTCCTAAACAAAAAAATAAACTAGACTTAGAGAAAAAACTAACTGAAGCATATAAAGATCAAGGTCGTGAAATGTCACGACTACAAAGTATTAATAAGCCGGCAACAGTCGCAGGTGGCTTTGGGGCAACACCAGAAGCAACACTAAAAGCCATTGCTGAAAGTGAAAAGAGATTACGCCAAAGTAATATTGAAGCCGCTAAAAATCAAGCACTCAAAGGTGCTAATGAAATACAAGCAATTGAAATTAACGCTGCCGCAGAAGTTGCCAAAGCAAGAGAATCAATATTTGCACAAGAGCGTTTAAGTGATGCACAAAAGGGCGCAGAGTTTGCTGCCAAGAAGAAAGAAATTGAAACTAAAGCAGCCAATGATACTGCTAAGGCAAGAAGCCAACTTAACGCTAAAATATTCACAGAAGAAGAAGCACAACGAGTTAAAATTGCTGAAGAACTTGCCGCTGAAGACAAACGCATTAATGACATTATTGCCAGTAGCATGAAAGTCGTTGATGAAATAGCAAATCAAAATAAGGAAATGGCAGCCAAAGCCAAGTTTGCATTAGATGCCGCTACATTAACTGACACTGAACGAGCCAACGCACAAGCATTGTTTGACATTGAACAACAACGCCTAGCATTACTAAAACAAATTGCAGATATCAAAGACTTACCATACGCTGAACGCTTGGCCAGAGAACAACAAGTCAATGATTTAATTGCACAGCGTAAAGCAGATACAGTTGCTAATCAAGAAGCACAGGCACAACAGCAAAAAGATTTTAGTGCTGGTTGGGAACGAGCTTATCGCCAATATGTTGAAAATGGCAACAACAGTTTTGCACAAGCAGGACAAATGTTCCAAACACTAAGTCGTGGCTTTGAAGACAGCATGGTTAGATTCGTGCAAACTGGTAAACTAAGTTTCAAAGACTTATTCAATACACTAATAGCAGAAGCAGTTAGAGCACAAAGCAGTAAACTATTAACTAGTTTATTGGGCATGGGCGGAGGAGGCGGTGGCTTCTTTGGTAGTTTATTTGGTGGCATTGGTAAAATATTTGGATTTGCAGATGGCGGTAATCCTCCAATAAATCGTCCCAGCATTGTAGGTGAGCGTGGTCCAGAATTGTTCGTTCCTAGAACAGCAGGCACTATTGTTCCAAATGATATGCTAGGCGGTGGAAATACAAATATGACAGCTGTGACTTATAACATACAAGCAGTAGATGCCAGCAGTTTTAGAACATTAATTGCTAGAGATCCTGAATTCATACACAATGTAGCAGAACAAGGCAGACGCCAATTACCAATAAGGAGTCGTAGATAATGGCATTACAAGATATCATAGACACAGCAGTTAATGTAGAAGTTAATCGCAGTAAATTAGTGGCACAAACAGTGAGCCGCAGTGGCAGAGTCAGTGTTGCCAGTCGCAACTGGGCCAATCCATTTAGATTCGTAGTTACACCCAAGCCTGTATGGACAGCCGCTGAATATAGAAGCATATTAGAGCCGTTATTCACAGCAGACAGATATGAAATGCAGGGTTTTTACTTAAACAATATTGATGGAACAAATGGCTTAGCCGATCTAGGCAATGATTGGATGATTCCATATCAAGGTAATGCTGCCGCAAATAATAATTTAACCAGTTATAAAGCCAGCAGTCAAACCAGTGGTGCAATGATATGTTTGACTAATGTAAATTCAACAACTATCACAGCAGGCTTATACTTGGTTAAAAAAGGTGATTACCTACGCCCAGCTGGTAATTTATATCCTTATATCGCCACAGCAGATGTAGTTATTCCTACAGCAGCCACAGCCATTACAGGAACTATTCAACCTGCAGGCGTATTCACACTAACAACTTCAACTTCAGGCACAACAGCTGGATTAAATGTAGGATTTACAACAACTACAACAAATACAGCTATCACAGGTATAACTAGCACAGCAGGATTAAGCGTGGGACAGATTATTACAGAAAATGGCAGTAATACGGGTAGTTTTGGTGGCTTAACTTATATTACAAATATTAATAGTTCTACAAGTATTAGCATTCAAAGCACCACAGCCTGCACCAGCGGTAGTATAACATTTGATGGCACAGGCCCTACATCAACACCCACAGTGTGTGTGCCTATTAATAGAGGTTATATTGGAACATTATCAACTAACACAGATGTGCGTGTTGGTGCTAGATCCGCATTATTCAATGTGTTAGTGGCAAAACTACCGCAGATTAGATATTTGCCCGGCCAATTAGTAGAACTAACTGGTGATATTGAATTGATTGAGTATATTCTATGACAACAACTATTACAGCAGTGGACACAGAAAAGAGCATTGAGCATGGTGTGCTTATTGATCTAACACTGGATGGCACAACTTATTATATCAGTAATTGCTACAAGTCAATAAGTTATGGTGGTAATACCTACGAAGCACTAGCAGGATTTTTAACAGTCAGTGAAATACAAAGCAATATTAGCAATGCCAATGATGAAATACAAGTTAGTCTAAGTGCTATACCTCCTGAATATATTGCCGCCACATTGGGACAGCCAATTAAAGGTGGTGAGATAAACATTTATCGTGCATTCTTTGATTACACAACACAGGAAGTGATCTCAGGTGAAATATACCGAAGATTTACTGGCATTATCAGCAACTTTAGTGTTCAAGAAGATTTAGATGTAATTAACGCAGAACCCAGTGTTAATCACACAATTACCATTATTGCATCAAGCATTATGGGTGTGTTGGAAAACAAAATAAGTGGACGCAGAACAAATAAACAAGACTATCAAATTGTTTGGCCAGAATTAGGCAACAGCGCCACCGATCCAAGCATGAATAGAGTTGAGGTATTGTTTAACAGCAGTTTCGACTTTGGTAAAAAATATGTTGCACAAGCAGCCAGTGATATTAATGGCGGCAGCGTTGGTGGAGGTAAAGGCAATAGCAACGTAGTGCAGGAACAAGCATGATAAGATTAGCCACACGCAGTGATTTGAATTTAGTCACAGATCTTCTAGTAGAGTTTCTACTTACTACAAGTTATGACAAGCACACTGATAAAATTGATCTAGCACATATTAAACGATTAGTATTTTCTGTGCTACAACATGGTTATATTTGGCTTTTGTTTAATGGTGAAGTTGCAGTTGGATTATTAGTTGCAGTTAAAGAACAAAATATTTGGATGCCTGATAAAACAAGTTTACGCGAACTAGTTTGGTTTGTTAGACAAGAATATAGAGGCACAGTGGGTGCAGGTAGATTGTTTATTGAGTTTTGCCAGCAGGCCGAACGACTATTAAATAATGGAGACATACAAGGTTATTTTACAACTCGTATGACTACAACGCAAGATTATGATTTAGAATCCAGAGGTTTTAGATTAACAGAAAAATTATACTTAAAGGATTAACGATATGCCAGCATTTACCGCCATAGGCGCTTACGTAGCAGGAACAGTATTTGGATTAGTAGGCACAGCCGCAGTAGTAGTTGGCGCATTAGTTGCCACAGGTGCCGCTTATATAACCAGTAGAGTTATCAATGGTAATCCTAACAAAGGTAACAACAGTGCCACTGTTAGTCAAGGTGGACGCATACAAGTTCCTCCAGCAACTAATAATAAAATTCCAGTTGTTTATGGTAATGCATATGTTAATGGTATTATCACAGATGCTAGATTGATAAGCACAGATCAAAAAGTTAATGACACAATGTATTATTGTATTGTGCTCAGCGAAACATGTCATAGTGGCACACCAACTTATACAATTGATGACATTTATTGGAATGATCTGCGTTTAACATTTGATGCCACAGATGGATATAAAGTTAAAGATGGTAGAAAAAATGTAGACAATCCAGATGGCGTTACAGAAGATTTTATTGATACAAACTTTATATCGGATAACAAACATTTAGTGGAAGTTCGTGTGTATGCTGGCAGTAGTGCAGCCGCAGATCAAATATTTCCAACATCAGGAACAACACCTGCATATACATATTGGGCAGGTAATGATGGAAGTTGGGATAGTTCATATGAAATGAAAGGTCTAGTATTTGCCATTGTTAAAGTAACTTACAATGGTGAAAAAGGCTTTACTGGCTTGCCTAATATGACATTCCGCATGAATAACAGCATTAGCAATCCAGCAGATGTTTGGTATGATTATATGACTGGTCAGCGTTATGGTGCAAATATTGACACAAGTTATATTGATAACACAGCAAAAACAGCATGGGCTAACTTCTGTGATGAAGACATAACTTACACAGATAAAGATGGCAACACGAATCAAAGTTTTGCTCGTTATGCCATTAATGGTCCAATAGATACAAGTCGCAGTGTCAAAGAAAACATTGACATAATCATGCAAAATGGCGGCGCTTGGCTAAGTTATAATGTTGCTACTGGATTATGGAGCCCAATTATTAAGAAAGCTGTTACAGCCGGTGAAGTTGGATTATCAGCAACATATTTTACAGCAAGTAGAACGGGATCAACTCTAACAGTTACAAATTTTCCAGCAGGTCGTATTGAAGCAGGACAGTTATTATATAATAGCAGTGGCACATTAATTGGCACAATATCAGCGCAATTAACACCCACAGCAGGAGAAACTGCTGGACAAAAAGGACGCTATACTACAAGCACTAGCGGCAGCATAAGCTCAACTACATTCTATACATTACCTGCAACAATGTTAGAGTTTGATGATGATAATATTATCAGTGGCATTACTATTAGTTCAACTCGTTTGGATGATTTATACAATGAAGTTGAAGCAGAGTTTTATGACAAACACAACAAAGATCAACGTGCTTATGCTAGAAATGAAATAGATTCAGGTGATCGCAATCCTAACGAACCAGATAACCAATTGCGACTAAGTCTAGACTTGTGTAATAACAGTATGCAAGCAGACTTGCTAGGACAACTAGAACTGCGTCAAAGTCGTGATGACTTAGTTGTTGAATTTACCAGCAACTTTTATGGCATACAAGCACAAGCCGGCGATGTAGTCAGCGTATACAGTGAATTATATGATTGGGCACCAAAATACTTTAGAGTAATGCGTGTCAAAGAGCAGGAAACCGAAGAAGGTGGATTGGTAGCACAGATACAAGCATTGGAATACAATCCCGATGTTTACACAGTAGAACCACTAACTGAATTTACAACTTCAGCTAATATTGGTATTGGAGTTTATGCGGCAAGTCCTAACTTACCACAACCTCCTGTAGTTTTTATTACAGAAATAGATACTAATGTTGCTATTCCTAATTTCCAAATGCAGATTAAAATTCCTACCTCAGGTGGGCCATACGATGAAATAGAATTGTATTACACTGAAGGTTGGGATCCAATGGATATCACAGGTTGGATTGACAATAATTCTACTCCAGGAATTTACAGCGGTATAGCAGGTAATATTATGACTGTTACTTCCACTCCATATGGCGCAATCAACGCCGGTGATTATTTTGACTTAGGCGGAGTAACAGTTGTTGATCAACTTACAAATAATCCTACAAGCAAAACATTTGCGTCAGGTGGCGCACAATTTGCCAACACAGTGACATTAAACAATACCACAGGATTATTAATAGGTAATAGATTACTAGGCACAGGATTACCTACTAGTGGATCACATATTACAGCAATAGCAGGCAGTCAAGTAACATTGGATCGTGCATTTACTGAACAGGCCGCAGGCACTTATACAGTCAGTGGTGGCCTAGGCACTTATACAGTTAACACAACTATAGCAACATCAGGCACAGATACATTATATGATTTGCCCATTGACAATGATTATGTGTATTTGAAGAAAGTAACACCAGAAGGTAATAATCCAACATTTACTAATGGTGAAACTATTACAGTTACAATTACAGAAGTTCCTGCGAATAGCCAAACATATCGTCGTTGGTTCTTAAAAGCTAGAATGGGCATTAAGAAGCGTTTTGGTAGTTTTAGCACACCCACTGTAACAAATCGTGATGGTAATTTTAGATACACACCAAGTCCAACAGGTGGTGGTTCGTTAAATGATTTAACCGATGTAGACATTACAAGTCCTACAGAAGGACAGACTTTATACTATGATGCTACAACTAGTAAATGGAAAAATAACAGCATATTGACTGTTGATGATGTTAATAATAGAGTAGGTATTAATAATACTAGCCCTAGTTATGCCTTAGATGTCACTGGTGAAATAAGATTAAGCGGCGAAAATCTTTACATGAATCAAGACAACACTGACGTCGATGTTAGTGTTCATTTCAATACAGGTAGAACAATAAAATGGAGTCACGCTAATCAAAGATTTGAAATTGGTGGAGAAATTGCCACAGCATATGAAAAACTTTATTTGAATTATGATGGCAATAGCCAAGATGTTTATGTCTATGTAAATGGCACTGCCAATTACATGAAGTTTGATAACGCAAATACGCTATTTGATTTCACAGATACTGTATTAACCAGAGAAAATATTCGTGCTTATGGAAATGTCTATGTCAATGATAACGCAGATGTAAGTGATGGTTATCTATACTTTCATAATAGTGCAGAATATCTACGCTGGAGAAACACAGAAAGCACATTTGAACTCAGTGATGACTTAAAAATTAACGGTGATTTAACTGTTGATCAAAATGGCACAATTACGCTAGACTTGGCTGTAAATGGTGGTGATTTAACTACAACAGCATCTACATTTAATTTAATTAATAACAATGCTGCCACAGTGAATTTCGCAGGTGCTGGCACAGCGATTACTATAGGTGCAACCACAGGCACAACAACTATTCGCAATGCCAATACAGTGGTCACAGGTGATTTAGCAGTTAATGGTGGAGATTTAACAAGTTCCGCATCAACATTTAATTTATTAGCAAGCCCAACAACTATTGTTATGGGTAATGCTGCCACAGACATTAGACTAGGTGCTCCATTTAGTCCGGGTTTAGTCACTGCACAGTATGATTTATTAGTTGACAATGATTTAACCGTTACCAGTGATATTATACAAGTTAGTCCAACTGTTAGTAGTCTAAGCAAGAATATTGTTACAACAAGCATATATACGCAATTCAGCAACAGCATTTACTATGATCCAACTTATGTCAATATTGATACATGGGATAAAACTGTGTATAGAAGCGCCAAATATATTTTAAGTATTCAAAGTGCCACAAGTCCAAGTAGATTCCAGTGTATGGAATTCATGGTATTACATGATGGAACAACAGCATATATGAACACTTACAGTGATATGTTTGCATCTACAAATACTGTATTGCTACAAGTTAGTATATCAGGCAATGATGTTCAAGTTCAAGCAACCGCAGTATTACCTATAGGCATAAGTGGTGGTATAACTTATATCACTGGACAAAGAATATTGCTTGCGGTTTAAATGTGTTTCCAGAGTTTGCGATTTATAATTT